GGCTAGTATTGAACTAAGGGCTAGGAACACTGTTGCTGTATCTATGTCCCCGTTCACATACAAGCAACAGACACATTCCTACGATGGTCAGATGTGGGAAGCTGATATAACCCTGCCACCGATGAACAGAGATGATGCTGAATCTTGGGTGTCGTTCCTTATGTCCCTCAAGGGTCGTCAAGGGTCGTTCTTGCTCTACGATCCATCCGCTAGGTCCGTTAGGGGTACTGCTACAGCTATTGACGTCACTGGTGCTGTTGGAGACGATAGCCTTACTGTGAACAGTTCTAACGGCACACTTAAAGCTGGAGACTATATTCAGCTGGGGGCTACTTCTGATGCGACACTACACAAGGTATTAGTTGACTACAGTGGATCTGGTGACTTAGAGATATGGCCTAAACTGCGCAAGGCTCGTTCTAATGTATCAGCTGTTCTAGTTGACGCATCTGGTGTGTTCCGCCTTGCCTCTAACGAGACAGCTTGGTCTGTTGACAACGCAAGTTTCTTTGGTATCAGCTTCGGTGCTACGGAGGTTGTAGGATGAGCCGTACAATAGATAGTGGACTACTCACTGCCATTACTGGTAACTCTGTAGAACCTTACTACGCTGTTGAGTTGATGTTCGACACTAAGACTATTACGGGTGTAGATGGAGACCCTGTAAATGTGGGGCCATTACGATTGTGGACAGGTCTGGGTAACCGAACTATCGGTGGGGAGACTTACACAGGAACAGGCTCTTTGCTCAACATAGCAGCCGCTGAGGAAGTAGGAGACCTATCTGCTAAGGGTATGGTACTAACCTTGACTGGACTTGCCAGCTCTATCATCTCAATAGCCCTACAGGAACCCTACCAGAGGCGTATAGCTAAAGTGTACTTAGGTGAACAGAGTGTCACCCCAGTAGTAGAAATCTTTAGTGGCTTCATGGACACCATGCAAATCTCAGACGAACCCGAAACATCCACTATCGTTCTTACTATAGAAAGTAAGTTAGTAGAGCTAGAGCGTTCCCGAAATTGGAGATACACAGATGAGAGCCACAAAGCCCGATACAGTGGAGATAGTTTCTTTTCCTTTGTTCAGTCTATACAGGACCAACAAGTAGCATGGGGAAGATCAGCAGGTTAAACGACTACCTAAATGAAGTGTGTGATGTACCTTTTGAATGGGGTTCGCATGACTGTTTTACTTTTACTAATAACGCTTGGAAAGCTATGTACGGACAGGGTTGGGCTGACGATTGGTTAGGTAAATACATGATCGAAGGTAAGCCCATGAGAAGAGATGAGCTAAGAAAGACATTTAGGTTTGGCGGCATTGATGCAGCCCTTAGATCAAGGCTTACGCCTTACGACAGACCAGTTCTAGGCTCCCTAGTTACCACTAAGAGAAGCCAGAGGTGGATGATTGGAGTTGCTATGGGTATCTCTCTAGGTTCACGTTGTGTGTTTCTTAGTAAGGATGGTCTAATCAAATTAAACGCAGAAGACGTACAAAGTTCTTGGGGGCCAAATGTCAAGATATAAATTAGGCAGTTACACAGTAACGCACTGGAACTCTTGGGACAGAGTAGCTCGTGATCCAGTTACTATCGGGGCTTACATTATAACTGGCGCTGCTTCTACTGCGGCGGTAGGCTCCCTTGCATACTTTGGCTTCATGGCCGTAGGTTATATCGCCACCACACTTGTTACCTCAGCCCTTCTATCAGCACTAACACCTAAACCTGACTTCGGTTCTATCGGAAGTGGTGGACTGCTGGTTAACAGTAAGGGTGCTACAGAACCTGCACAGGTTGTATATGGTCAAGTCCGTAAAGGTGGCACAGTTACTTTCGTTGAGTCTACTGGGGCTGACAATAGGGTTTTACACCAGATCATTGTACTGGCTGCACACGAAGTAGAAGAGATTGGCGACATCTACCTAAACGATGAAGTCGTTACTATGTCCAACGAGGATGTTACATCTGCCCCATTCAACGGTTTTGTAAAGATATACAAACACCTCGGTGACCAGACAAGTGTGGACGACACCTTTGCAAATAGCACAAGTACACTTGCCAACACTCTTATCAGTGCTGTATCATCACAGACCCCAGAAGTGGACTCCTCTTTTGTGGGTAAAGGTTTAGCTTACTTGTATTGTCGTTTTACCTACGACCAAGATGCCTTTGTAAACGGCCTTCCAGTTGTGACAGCTGTTATTAAGGGTAAGAAAGTTACCAAGACTGTATCTGGTGTCGATCAAACACCTGTGTACTCTAACAATGCCGCTTGGGTTATCAAGGACTACTTGACATCTAACTACGGTATGAATGACGATAGCATCGACTATACTACCTTTGAGGCAGCTGCTGATGTTTGTGACGAGACTGACATTCTATCGGATGGCACTGAGCAATACACAATCAACGGTGTTATAAGCCTAAGCCAACCCCTACGGGCTGTACTTGAACAGATGATGACTTCCTGTGGTGGCACTCTATTCTGGGGTGCTGGTCTGTGGAAGTTGTATGCTGGTGCGTTTACAACACCAACCAAGACTTTAACATTAGATGACCTCAGATCTGGTATATCTCTTGGTACTAGGGTTTCCTCCAGAGATAACTTTAACAAGGTAACTGGCACGTTCATAGACAAAGATCAAGACTGGATTAGTGCTGATTACCCAGCCATTACTTCTGATGTATTCTTAGCTGATGATAACAACGTAGAAACACCCCTTGACCTAGCCCTCCCTTATACCACAAATGGCATTGCTGCACAGAGGCTGGCAAAACAATTGTTGTTCCGTAGCAGAGAGCAAATCTCTTTGTCTGCTGACTTTGGTTTAGAGGCGCTGGATGTTGAGGTGGGAGACTTCGTTAAGTTTCGTAACGAGCGTTACGGATGGGGTTATGACACCAATGGTAACTTAGACAACTCTGAGAAGACCTTTGAGGTTATAGGTTGGAGACTAAACCCTGACCCAGAGAACTTAGACCTTCGGGTTAACCTTCAACTCCGTGAGAGTAGCCAAGCTGCTTTTGGATTTACAGTTGCGGACGAACAAACTATCGTATCAAACAACACAACACTCTTGAAGTATTATGATGTGCCTTCTATTGGAATAAGCACAGGACAAGTGTACCGTGTTGTTAACGAGAATGTAGTTAATGCTATTACAGTCAATGTAATAAGCGCTTCCCTTGAAAGGATAGACTCAGTTATCTTGAAGTACAAGAGAACTTCTGATGCCAACTTCACTTCTGTCGGTAAGACCATTATGGTTAACGAGGGAATCAATGCGGGTAGGTTTGAGATAGTGGGTGTTTCGGCTCCGCAAATCAATGAGTTGCCAATAAATTACACTATTTCTGTTATCCCCGTAAACGCACTTGGGTACAAGGGTCCAGAGGTAACTACCACCCTTGACGTAGTAGCCGATACAATAGCACCCGGCCCACCCAGTTCCCTCACTCATTTACTTTCGGGGGGTACAGCCTTCTTCTTCTGGCCTGCTGTAACTGAATTGGATTTGTCACACTATAAGTTGTACTTCGACAGTGACGTAAACCAAACATTTACTAAAGGAATGGGTGGCCTAATTGTAAAAAAGATAGCCAGACCGGGAACCTCAGCTTCCTACCCTGCACAAGCTGGCAAGTTCTTTATTTCAGCCGTGGACAAGACTGGTAATGAGAGCATCACTGCAAGTGATACCACTATCCTTAGCTCAGAGTTGCCAGCACTAGGGTCAACTCTGACACTAGCTCAAGACCCAAGTTTTAGCGGTGGAAGTGGAGTTGCTAATCTTAACATCACTGTCTCTTCGGGAAATATGTTCCTTACTAGCGCAGGGATTGCACCAAGTAACTTAGGCATATATAGCTTTGACCACGGTACAAATTACGACTATGTAGACGTAAGCCCCGGCTTGTCAACTAGCAGGACAATCAGGGTGTCATACGCCTTCACAGCCACTCGTAAGAAACTCAACGCAGTTAATGGAGAGGTCAACTGGGATGACATACCTAATAACTGGAACAGTTGGCCCGGTGACTTTGATGACTGGACTGATGAACAAACTAACTTTGGTGACTACTCAGTTACAGTTGAGTGCAGGGCATCGGCTACTGTCTCAGGTCTATCTAGTGAAAGCTGGGTTGAGGCATCTGGTGAAGTAGTTGGAAAGTTTATACAGTTCAGAAGTAAACTATTAAGCACTACTACAAATACAACCCCGAATGTAACAGCACTTAGTGCTACCTTGGAGTATTAATATATGGTACAGAACACTCTAGTCATCCAGAACCAAGCCGCACAAGCTGCTAGGGAGGACATTCAAGAGGCAATACAGGCCGTTGCGACAAACAACAGCTATGTTAACACTGGAACACCCCCCGCATCTAATCCACCGCCACAAACGTACCCGAATATGTGGTGGTATGATCCACATACTAACCTACTACAGATTCGCAATGAGACAGACACTTCTTGGCTTAACGGTTTCTATATCAACTCTGTTTACGGAGCCTCAATCATAGATGACACTTATGTGTTGAAGACAAATGGACAATTGGCTGGGATTCTTGGGGATCAAACAACAGCCACTTGGGAGACTGGCACAGGCACGACTGAAAGCCTTGTGTCGCCAGCTAAGATTAAGGCTGCTATTGACACTTTTGCATCTCCTCAGAGTACAGCCGCCTACGCCGTTGGAACTTATGCTCTTGCTGGTGATTACGGCACTGGTTTACAC